ATCGCCCGGGCCGAGGAAGAACTGCCAGACCGCGCCTTCGTGCAGCCTGTCATCTCGGTGTGACCTGTGGATATCATCATCGGCGGCAAACTGGTGCGTGGCGACCTGATCGTGTCCGCCGTGATCCGAAGCACGCTCGAGCCGGTCCCGCTCACCCTTGAATGCACCTTGCGCGTGGACGCCTCAACGGCAGTTGCCGAGGGCGATAGTGTCGTCGCCGGCCGCGACAACGTCGAGTTTCAGGTCATCAAGACGCACGACAACAACAATGTCTCGGCCGTGCAGGGCTCGCGGCCCTATGCGACCTCGTCTTTCATTGCCGCCATCAAGACCTGTGCCGGCGTCAGCTTCCAGCGGCAGAACGCCGTAATTATGTCCTCGACGTCGCTCAGCGCCATCTATCGCGCGTGCGGCGCTGGTGTCCAGGTCAACGCCGATTTCACGGTCGACCAGTTCGCCTGCTACATCGGCAGTGTTCCGAGCTTTGCGATTGCCCAAGTGCTTCAGGAGGAAGGCGGCGTCGTCTTCTGGACCGGCCAGCAATTGAAGTTCATCCGTCTGGATGACCTCATGAAGCAGACGCCGGTCAAGAAGCTCCTCACCGATACGACGACCGATCTGCAAAGTAGCTTCCTTCAGCGCCACGAGGTGCCCTTCTTCTACTCGACGGACGATACCGGCAATTTCGCCTACGGCAACCGGACCAAGGCGCGTGCAGCGTACTACATGCCGCGGCGGGATGTTCGAACCCTTGCCAATATGACGAAGGTCCTGATCATGCGCAAGCAGTTCAAGTCGCCGTACGCCCCTGCGATCAATGCCGGACAGGTCATCACTGTTGTTGACACCCCTTTCGCAGTCGTCACTGCGGCGCACGTCTACCAGACTGGCTCTGACGGCAGCGGCGCAAACGCGTATTCGAAGTTCTGGTTAGGGAGTCTGTAATGGATCTCCCGGCGCGCGTCCCTGGCATTGTCCGCGGGTATGACCCGGACACCCGGCTATGCAAGGTTGAAATCCCCGGCATCACCGACGGTTCGCCCGAACTGCCCGACGCCGAGATTGAATATCCGATCGGCGACAAGTCGGCGAACAGCGCGCACAACACCGAAATCGAGATGTTGGCGGGCGACCTCGTCTGGCTCGCTTTCGAGAACGGCGATGCGCGGTACCCGATCATCACTGGCTACCGCAATCCGCGATCAGGAAATCCATCCGGCACCCGTCGCTGGCATCACGCCAATATCGAAATGGTCGCGGACACGCTGATGCACTTTCAGGCGCCGAACATCACGATGGATACGCAGACGCTGACGATAAATGCATCTGCGCAAGTCATCGTCAATACGCCGGTCGCGAAGTTCAGCGGCCAAGGCATCTTCCAGGGTCTGCTTTCATTCCTGTCAGGCCTGTTCGGCTCTGGCACGGGCGGCGGATCCGCGAACACATCCGATATCGACGGCGACGTCAGTTTCACCGGTGCACTGAAGAACAACGGCGTCGATGTTGGTTCGCCGCACAGGCACAAAGAAAACGGTACGGGAAGCCTTACCGATCCACCGCAATAGGGAGCAGTCATGGGTACTCTCGTATTCAACTTCAGCGATCTCGACAGCAATGCTGCCGAGCAAGCGCTGTCGCTGTACTTCAAAGGCTGCGGCGAACAGGTCGTGCAAACGGTCGTCGATCCGCAAATCCGGACCTCATCGGATATCGCCTACAAGACGATCGATATCACTTTCGCCGACGGCCAGAGGCTCACCTTGCTCGTCAAGGAAAGCGGCGACATTTTCTCCGTGCTGCTGAACGGGAAAGCTCTCCCGCTGAAGGCGCAGGACGACCAGGAAGCCGCCATGGCTGAAATGGTCAAGGCAATCGACGACGGGCGCGCGGCGTTTCAGGAAGCGCTTACGAAGACTCAAGCGGTCGTCCCCGCCACCATTCGCATGGCTACTCCGAAGGTGGAAGCCGTCTTGCAAGCCAAGCTGGCTTCGCTCAATGAGCAGATCGCGCTCGCAAAAGAGGAACTCGGAAGCGATGCCTGATCCCGCCGACCTCGCCGAAGGTTTCGGCCAGTTGGTGCTTGAGTGCACCCTCTCGCGCCTTCACGCTATTCCCAAGTTGCCCGCCAGTAACGGTCAATGTCTCAACGCGTGCGGCGAGCAGATCGCCCACGACCAACACTTTTGCTGTGTCGAATGCCGCGATGACTATCAACGCATTCAAGCGGCAAAACGTCGAAACGGAACCCTCTAGAAACCGGAAAAAGCGCGGATGGACGGTGTGTCGCACTGCTGACAATGGTCTGGCAGAACGCGCGGGTAACGCCTGCGCTATAGGCGAACCCACCTTCCATAGAGGAACGACATGCCACGCGCAATTTACAGCAATGACGCAACCCGCAAGATCGAAGACTTCGTCGACGGTCTGCGCGAAACGCAAAAAGGCCCGACTTTCGACTCGGCTTCCGCGGATGAATTCGTTGCCGGCGTCAAGAGCGGCTCGGGTCGCGAAGTTCCGAAATCGCTCGGCCTGATTTTTGACGAACTCCCGAAAGAGGCGGAGGGCGCATTGCTGCGCGGCGTTCTCGATGGCTGCAGTTCGTACGAACGCCAGCATGGCGTCGCGCCGACCGCTGACGTGATCGAATGGGCCTTGCATCAAGGCTACGCCACGACCGACCATGCCATCAAGAAGTACACCCTCGACTCGGCATCGTCGGCGCATGGCGATCCGCTTTCCCTGCAACCGAACCGCGCTGTGATCGCAATCACGGCCGCGATCGCCGAAGCGATTCCCGTCGCGAACTATCTGCCGACGGATATCGGTTCGAACGAAGCGAAGCTCATCATCGTTTCGCACTCGGCTGGCCAGTCCTACGGCCAATATGCCGCGAACGCCAACATGGACGGTATCAACAGCGGCGGCATGTACGCGTCCGCTCAGCGCGTCCATACCCTCACGCTGGAAACGGCAGGCGCGAATTCGGGCTCCTACGACGGCCTGCTCACGACCGTCCAGACGGATTCGGAGCATTGCAACCAGGCTGCCCCGGCTGCCACGCTGCTGCGCAATCGCATCATCGGCTACGTGAACGGCCTGCCGGTCGTCAGCGAAATGCCGGTGGACGGCACGCCGGCGACCGGTACGCTGGTCGGCTCCGTGACCATCGCAGGAACGACCTACAACCTCACCGGTACGGTCACGTACGCGACTGGTGCCGTCGTCATCACGCCGAGCGCCGCGCTTCCCGCGAACACGCCGGTGGTTGTCGAAGGCTTCATGGACTACGAGCTGGCACCGGACCTCGTGCCGTACATCAACACGAACGCGACCCCGTTTCGCCTGTATGCCAGCCCGTGGCGCGTCCTGACGCAACAGTCGGTCGATAGCCGCACGCAGTTCGCAAACGAACTGGGCCTCGACCCGGCTGCTGAATCGCTGATGGCCGTCCGCAACCAGGCGGCGAACGAACGGCACTACAACGTGCTGCTCAAGGCCATGCGTATCGCGTCGCAACTGACGCCGTATGCGTTCGACTTCTCGTGGACGACGTTCGGTCAGCAGAAGACCCGCGCGCAGGTCTGGCAGGACTTTTCGGCGGTGCTCGGCGCGGCCGATCAGGACATGGCGAACAACACGATCGACCATGGCATCACGCACATGTACGTGCCGACGAACGTGATGGCGCAGATCCTCGCGCTGCCGCTCGAACTGTTCGTGCCGAGCGGCATTGTCGCGAAGCCGGGCATCTACCGCCTCGGCCGTCTCTTCGGCAAGTACGAAGTGTATTACGCGCCGAAGGTTGTCTCGGGTGCCGCTGGCTCGCCGACCGCACAGATTCTGTGTATCGGCCGCTCGACGCAAGTCGCGCGCTGCCCGTTCGTGCTGGGCGACGCAGTACCGCCGACGGTGATCCCCACCGCCTTCACGAAGCAATACGTGTCGGGCAATGCGTACTACGCGCGCAGCTTCACCAGCGTGAACCCGCACGGCCCGTCGGCTCTCGGTGTTGCGCTGATCACGGTTTCGAACCTGTTCTAACCGTCATCGGTAGCCCGGCCGCAGTCAGGCCGGGCATTCGCACACCAATAGGAGCAAACATGTCCCGTAACAAATCCGCGAAGATCGGCACGACCTCGCAGAACGCCACGGCCGATGCGACTGCCGACCGGGAAGCGGTTGAAGCACTGTCCTTTCCGCGCAAGTTGCGAGTGACCAACCAGATGCCGATCGCGCTCGTCTTTCCCGAGTTGGGTCTGTACCTGATCGGCAACACGCGCGTGCCGAGGGACGGCGAGAAGAACGCCGACGAATTCAAGTTCGCGAACGAGGGCCAACTGAAGCGCCTCGAAGCTGACGCCGAAGCCCTCGCGAACATCCACAAGTACAACCCGGCGGTTCTGATCGAAGAAATCGGCGATGACGCAGAACCTGCGACCGTCGAAGTCGCGACAGCAGCCGGCGTCAAACAAACCGAAGCGCCGGCAGCCGATGGGGCGCCGGTACCGCCTGCAACCGAAAACACTGCGGGCGCTCAGTCGCCGGCGGCATAAGGAGAGGATCACATGGCCGCACCCTTCGTCCGCCAGCTTGGCGCACAACCGGGGATTCAGCTTAACCCGGTTCTGGACAATTCCGACGGCTTCGCGCCGGGTACCGCGGACCAGATCTTCGGTACGGTCATGCGCGCTACGCGCGGCCGGATCGACAAGCCTTTCTACGTCGATGCTGGAACCGTCAGCGCCAAACTGGGCGCGGGCGAGTCGATGCGCGTCACGCCGCTCAACGAGGCGTATGTCCACGTCGTCGAAGCGCTGAACAACGGGGCTACGCGAGCCGCCATCCAGCGTCTGGTGCCGGCGTCTGCCGTCCTCCAGATGATGGTTGCGGTTGCGGCCGCAGTCGGTTCGGGTGCGGTACTGGTTGCGACGATCTCGGCAGGTGCCGTCACCGGTGCGACGATCACGAGCGGCGGCACGGGCTATACCGACGGCGCAACGATTCAGATTGGCGGCCCGGGTACCGGCGCTGCGCTCCTGGCGACGGTTGTGGCCGGCGTCATTACTGCGGTCACGCTCGTTGCCGGCGGCACCGGATACACGACAGCGCCTACGCTGACGGTAGTGGGCGGCACGACCACGACGTATTCGGTCGCTGCGACCGAGCCGGAAGGCTTCCTCTTCTCCGTCAATCACCTCGAGTGCTATAACGACGGCGCGAAGATTTCGTACCATGCCGACGAGCTGACCGATGCGAACGGAAACCCGATCGCGAATCCGTCGATCACGTTCCGGCTGCTCGACCCGAACGGCGTGAACATCTTCGGCGATATCTCGGCATCGCTCGACCCGACGGCGGTTGACGACTTCAACAACAGCCTGTATCTGCCGGATGTCGTGGCCGCGTTGACTGACGCCATGGTGGTTGTTGTCGGTGCTGGCGCAACCGTGGTGCCCAATTCGGACGCCTACGGTCGCGACGCGAACGGCCTCGACCAGTGGTCAACGTCTGCGGTGCTGGACTACTTCAGCGAAGGCGGCTTCTCGTACGCGACTGCGGACTATACGAAGGCCGTCAACGCCCTTCAGTTCACGCCGCTCGACTATGGCTATATCGCCTCGTGCGGCTCGCAGGCAGTCGCTTTGCTCTCGCAGTTGAGCAATCTTGCGTACAACGTGAACACGTGCTTCAAGCTCGATGTTCCGGGCACCCTCACGCCAGCGGAAGCCATCGCGTGGGTTGCGCAGTTGAGCCTGGTCGGCACGAAAGACTACTACTGCCACGTGTACTGGTCGCCGATCAAGAGTGATGACCCGACCGGCATCAACGGAAAGTCCGTGTTCGGCACCTCGACGTTCAACATCGCCCGCGCGAACGCTCGCAACGCGCAGACGGACGCGAACGGCTTTGCGCCGAAGAACTTCCCGATCGCCGGTAAGGCGTGGCCGCTGAACCGTACGGGCATGTCGCAGATCTACACGCCGAGCAACAACGAACTGAGCGACCTCGCTGCGGCGAAGATCAATCCGGTCCTGTTCAAGAAGTACAACGGCGGCGGCCTGTTCGTGTTCACGGACTCGCTGACTTCCGCGACGACCACGGTTTCTTTCAAGAAGCTGATCTCCGTCGCCGAAATGTCGTCGAGCATTGACGACAACGTGGTCATGGCTGGGAACGAGTTCATCCAACTCCCGATGTCGATCTGCCTCAAGAAGTTCAACGACTACTTGAAGGATCTCTTCGA